GTGTCCTGTTGCTCACAAAAAACCGCCCACCCTTACTTAAATTGCACCTTGTGCAGCTTGCAACTAGGTTGTCATCACTATCTAATCCACCAAGCCTTCTAGGTATCACATGATCCACAGTTGTAGCCTCTTGATTGCAGTATTGACAGATATACCCATCACGCCTCAACACTCTAGACCTGATAGATCTCCAATGCCTTGTTGATCCTGTTGATCTTAATGCACTCTTACTCAATACCATCCCTTAATCTTATGATGTGCTAAAGCATTACAAGGATTATCGTATCGCTTCTTGATGTACTTTAATTGCCAATCAATCTGTTTGTATCCATCAACTGTACTTAACCATTTAGATCTACCTTGTGGAATACCATAATGACTACCATTCTTAGCTTTTGGATTCCATCTAGATTCTTTGTAATTTAATTCATCTAAACAGTAAAACTGATCTAGGTTGTTAAGCTGCACAAAAGCCCATTGACGATAATGATTTGTTCTATCTAATGAAGCAACCGAATCATCTTTTAATAAGCCTATGTTTAAGGCTATGAACAGAGATATACCCAAACCAAACCTTGCGAGCCATCCCCTACGGGGCTCGCCCTTTCGCTCTGAAAGCGAATTTGCGTTTAAGGGTATCATACGATTCCAAATCCATCGGCATAACCGCAGGTCAGACAGAGTGTCGCGCATCGATCGCTTTCTGCATTGAGTTAGATCCGGGAAACAAATCATCTAATGTATCTCCTTTTTCATAGTTAAGCAGATCAAGTATCCATTGATTAAAAGCATCAGGTTTTGCACCTACTAAACCCTTTTTCATGGCTATGGAACTGCTCATCCAATCCCTAACCATTGGCTTGCGTTTGTTGTCTTTACGACCTCCAAATAATAAAACGGCTTCCCAAGCATATTGAACAGTCGTGGGTCTAATCTGATGAAATGTTTTAGCCCATGCACAAACACGAATACCATCGTGCTTTATCATCCAAGACAATTCAGCAGGATTACATCTAAGAGCCCATCCCTCTGGATATTCAACCATTAACCGATCAATAAGATCCCAATGCGCTTGTTTGCTATCCCATACCGCTGCCTCATCGTGCAATTTGCCATAATGCTTCTTTCCTTGCTTAAAGTATGGTGGATCAGCATAAGCAAATTTCATATCGACATCCATCCTATGTATTGGGAATCTGGGTTATCTAGCAACCATTGCTCACGCAACTTGTTTTGATAAGCCCAGTTAATTTGATGTGTCATTTCGTCATGATCAGCGCACATGTATGGCACTCCTTATCTACAAACATCCATGATCCGCATTTATTGCAGCGGATTACAGCTTCATCGGTGTCAATTTGTTCAGCCATGTTTTTCGTGCCAACAGCACAGCATTTGAGGCATTGAAAGACCCTAAAGCCTTCGGAATCCGGGTATCCATCAAGCCATATAAACTCGGTATTGGCTGAGCAGAAGTTGCAACGAAATTTGACCATTATCAGGTATGATATGGAATTCTATTTATTGCATGGCAGTTATAGCACCGAAGCAGATCGCCCTCATGAAGTAATCTGTCATCGTTGCATAAATCGCAATAAGTCGTTGATGGCTCTACTTTAACTCCATCATCCGTAAAGGTTGCAGTTAAGCCAGAGCCGTCAATGATTTGTAATTCACCCATTTATTCACCTCCTTCAAAATACCATTTTCCATTAGCTGTGAGTTTTGCCCATTTAGGTGGACATTCTTTTGCTTTACAAACATATCCATAGTAAGGCTTACCTCCTTTAGATATTCCTTCTTTTAAGACATGACCATGCTGACATGCAGGTGGCTCATTAGGTATTGATGCACCTATTTCAGCAACTACATCACCAACAGACCAAGCAACTGGCTCTTTAGGTTTATCAGCTGCAAAACTATCTCTTAGGATTGTTTCAATTTGTGCTGATTTGCTTCCTGGCTTTCCATACATGTTTTGCCTTGCTTCAAGTTTTTCTTTGAAAGATTGATCTGCTTTGACAGTTTCCATGCTGTCTTTTGTAGCAGTCTTATTTGACCCTTTCAAAAGTATTATCGCCCTCCCAAGGCTGGAACTAGCAGTATCTTCCACATACCACTTTTTCATGTTAGGCATAAATGTTTCCCTAGAGCCAAATGCAATGTTGCTAACAGCTGGTGACGGATCGCTTGCATCTCGCCACAAAGTTGCTTGCACTAAGATATAACCCTTTTCAGGATCATGGCTAATAACTGATATATCAGATCGACCCATTGGATAGTTGGCAATAAACCATTTGTTCAGCGTTGCCACATCCTCATAATCCTCGAGATTAAACGCCATAATTAATCCTCCCAGTTTTCGTCTTGGACGGCATCGAGCACAGTCTTATAGACAGAGCCATAGGCAATGAAGTCCTTGATACTGTCGTAATGATCTGGGGTTTCACTAAGCCTAGAAACCTTGACAAGTGCCATGCATAATGCAGCTTGGTGTGGTGTGATAGGGAAGTCGAGATATGCAGACCAAAGACCTGCAATTCGTTTGTGGTTATAGTATGGATGTCCGTAGACACTTCCACGCTGTTGGATCGTAGTAATGACCTCATTAAACAATTCCTCAGTTTTTGTCATAGTCAAATACCTCATCTGACTTTGCCTTAATCTCGGTCATTCTGCGGTGCATGTTCCAGCCATCAGCACGACCCTTCCAATAGCCATTTTGGAATGCGGTGTCTTTGATTGTGATTAATAGCCACCAAATAGTTCCAGCAGCTAGCATTCCTAAAAGCCATAAATAGCCTAGGTTTCTAAGTTCTCCATATAGATCCATGTTGCTCCCTTACATATCCACAGCGATTGTGGATGCATAAAGTATGACCTAAATCAAGGACGCTTAGTTAATTTCTTTCGGAGTGTTGTATAACGATTAGATAACGCCAAGATCCTCAAAATCGTCGATATGGTCATCAATCGTGCGGTCGATATAGTCTGTTTCACGCCCCATAAGACTTTCCAAGAGCTGTGAAACTGCCATCTTTGTTAATTGGGATCATTTGCACGCTCATATTTTTGCCATCCCATTCCATCAAAACTATACCCATTTGCCAATTGGCAAGCCCTTTTGTGTAGGAGGCTTTTGCCCTGTTCATAAGGTTGCCTGTTTCAACCCCGTAAAGGGGTCTATAAGCCCCGTAGAGCCCCTCTGAGTAGGCTGACATACCTAACCTGTGGGTATGCCCACAAACCACGCTCTTTCCTGCCTTTTTGGCAAGATTTAGGGCAGTCTGTCCAGCGTTAGGATTCATGTTGCCTTCATCGCCATGAGCCAAGATCCAACCTTTTTCAAACTCGTAGAATTGCTTATGGAAAGTTATGCCTAAACTGTCAAAATCCATGAACTTGGCATACTGCAACTCAGGCAGGCTAATAAGCCCCGGAACTTTTAATAAAGTGTTATATAGGCGATCAGTATGATTACTGCGGATAATATGAGCTTCTCGGCTGTGCTCTGTGAGAGCCCAAAGTATTTCTTGAGTAGCTGAGCGGTCATCATCCAAAGTCTGTTGATAAGCCAAAGGTGTTTTTTCAGCCCAACGGCTAATTGTTTGGAAATCGATTTCATCACCAACACAAAGGACACTATCGAACCTCTCCCGTTTTGCTAACTTAATTACATTCTTTACAGCTGTTTCATGATGGTATGGGATTTGTAGATCCGAAATTACCAAATATCGCTTAATCGTCATCCTCATCGTCAGTTGGATCTATGGATGGGATGATCCCACCATCGCCCACAATCCAATCAGGAAATGTCTTATGTTCAGTCATCAACCAGAAAGCGTGCTCAGGTGTGAATCCTGCTTTTCTAGCTGCTTTGTAGCATTCATGTAAAGCCATGTAATGTTGATCGATCTTTGTTAATGGCTCAGGAGTTTGGCGAACGACTCGACGATTTATCTTTTTTCGTTTAGTGGTTTTTCGTGTGTTCGCCATAACAAAAATTATCGCTTAGAGATTAAGACAAACAGATCATCGACACGCTGTTCAAGTCTTGTAATTTGATCCTTCATGCTTGTGCCTGAGTTCGGCTTTAATTCTGCTAAATAGGATTTAATAACCCAACGCAGACCCATAAACAAACTGCCTGTTACGGCGCATACGCCAGTAGCGATAGCGACCCAATCTTGAGCCGTCATTTCGCATTGATTCCGTAATCAGCCTCAGAGCCAGACTTAGGATCAAGTGCCTTGGCAATAGGAGCAACAATCGCACCAAGCAAGGTTGCATAGGCTGGATGAATGTCTGCCACAATAGCGAGCGCAACAGTAATTCCAGATGCAGCCACAGCTCTCAAATATGACTTAATTGCAGCTTTGTGTTTGTTTGATAGTTTCATGCGTTGCCTCCTATTAGTGGGATGTGAAAAAAATCTGAGTTGTTATCTTGATCTTTCTTAAAGCTAATGTGAATGTGATGGTTATGAGGATTAAAGCCTTTGTATTTGCGCCAACGCCATCCAAGCACTGGACTAGCAATTTTGCCTAAATGGATGACATAAGATATGCGTCCATTGGTTTTCCCATATTGTCGAATCTGATCTGCCAAATATGCTGAATCCCCTCGGTTGTCAGATAAGCGAGCGTCAATGTCAATTGCTCTAACAACAAATTTGGCTTTTGGGTCGGGGATGTGATCAGACTTACCTGCTTGTTGATGACGCAGATCAGCGATCCAACCATCAGATTTCCTGCTGCGATTTGCGTAAGTATCATCAATTTGCTCACGCAACTGTACAGCTGCTTTAGACAACCAAGGTTTCATTACAAACCTAAAGCGTTTTTCAGATCCTCAAGATTTAACCCAACGCTTGTTAATTTTTCCTGAACTGTTGGCTCAATTGAAATTGTTGTTCCATTATGTGCTGCAATTATCGGTTCGGCTAATTTGCCATCTTTTGCAGATATATCCAAAAATAATTTATCGTTTTCAACAATAACAGCAAACGGATCGTCAGATATTTTTATACCAGCAGTTTTCAATTCTTGTCTTAATTCAAGACCATTAAGATTCTGCGGTTTATCAAATTGTATCATTTTATGCTCCTACAAATGTTGCGTTGAAATTAGTTAAATCTGTACCTGAACGAGTATTCAAATTGCCACCGCTTTCTTGATATAAACCAATTTGGAAATAATCACCAGCAGTTGCATCTACTGTGGTTGCAAATGAATACATTGTAAAATCACCTGTAGAATTTAATGGGTCTAGTGAAATTAACAATTTTATATTACTTCCATTTTTCAAAATATAAATTCTTCGCATACCAGTTGCGTTGGCTGCACAAGCTAAAGCCCCATTAAGTATGAATTTACCTGATTTGCCTGTTGGAATTGTAATGCGACTGTTGTTTGTAGAATTGTCGTGATATCCATCAACATCATAAAGTTCATTTGCAAAATTAAGAATTGTTGTTGCACCATTAGTAGTAGTTTGGTCGGTTGTCTGAGTTAATGAACATCCGCTAAATAATGATGAACCACCAGCAGCAGCAGCCCATTTAATTTTGCCATCAATAGCAGTATCAACTGTCAAGACTTGTCCAGTTGTGCCAATAGCAAGTCTTTGTAATGTGTCAGCAGAATCGCCAACTAACAAATCACCTTCAGCATCAATAACTGTGTTTTGAGTATCGCTAACATATTTCAAACCTGTTGTTTCACTACTTGCTGCAACTAATCTTTGATTATCTGTTCCAACTGCAAGGCGTGCTGGAGTGTCAGCAGCCGATGCTGCAACAATATCTCCTTTGGCATCAACTATTGCATTTTGAATTGCATTAGCATCATCGGAAGTTGCCCAAGTTGGAACACCCCCAGCAACTGTTAAAACTTGTCCAGTTGTTCCAATTGCTAATCTTGTGTTTGTGTTTGCGGTTGCTGAACGATATTCAATATCGCCAAGCGTTGTAGATGGATTTAAGGCTTTTGTTGTTGTATCAATAGATGAACCAAGCGTGCGAATAGCAGCTGCGCCATCCTTAACCAGATCGGTGTCGTCTGGTGTTTCCCAATTATAGTTCGTTGTGTTTGCCATATTAGGCTACTGCTCCAATCGCATTTTCCCATGTAAGTGTACCACTTAGAGTGTTCCAAGCCTCTGAGGCCGATACCTGTTCCCATTGTAAAGCAACAGTTGAGAATTCGATCGGGCTTAGATTGATGGTTAAAAATAGTTCGTTGAATCTAGTACTCCAACGCCAGCCTTCAACATAACCCTCAAATTGACCAGTTGGGGCTATCTGAACAGGCAAGTCTGTTATTCGCATTGGCTGACCAATAAAGATACTAAGCAAGGAATCTCGGTCTGCATTATCAATGGCTGAGTTAGTTAATGGAAATGTAATGCTGTCAAATAGGGCTCTTGGATAAGATCTAAGAGCAACAAAGCGATCTGCCACAGCTTGTGCATCTACTGCATCATGCAAGCGTGTGTTAATGGTTTCGCCTCGGTAGCCAAATACTTCAATGCTGTCTAAATCAATTGCGCTTACTTGTGAGCCAAAGTTGTTGCCATAGTTAAGAATAATGTCGTTGCGGACATCTGCACCCCTAGTCAAAACTTTTAATCCTGCTCCAAATGCTGTATTGGCTGAAATCTCTGTATAGCCATTATTAGCAAGATAATTCTGTCGGTGTAAAGCATCAGCGTATCCAATTCGACCTTCGTTATCTTCATACAAAACGCCAAATGCGCTATCAGCGATAAGTGTTGCTATGTTGTAAACAGTATCTGAATCTGCGCCCCTTGCGGTAATTTCATAAACTCCTGGTCGATCAATTTCACCAAGTCCTAGATTTTCAGCATTTGCCCAAGTAACTGTTGGGTCATAACCGGACCAAGTTTCAGCTGCTGGCACTTCATTCCAATTGTTAAGAAATAAATCGGCCAGCAATTCATAAATTTGGTCGCCATCATCATCTCTCGCCAATGTACCATCATAAATAACTTTTGGTAGTTTTGCCAATGAACCTAAAGCAATAATGGTATAACTAAAAGTTTCTGCAATACTACTTGCTGATGCAACCTCGGTTGTAATATCTGTGATGTTGCCACCAAATAAAGTCCTGAATGTGTTGGTGCTGTCTTTGACCTGTAAGGCTATGCCATCATTAATTTGGAAATTGTAGTTTTCATTGTTTAAGGCAACAATTGTGATTTGTAAATAAGATGGAGTTGGTTGTGCGTAAATATCCTCACGACCTGCCTGATGAGATATATCAGAAATAGTTACATCGGTGTATTCCACACCGTTAATGTTTAACTTATATTCAGGCGTAAAAACTGACATTATCTCGCTCTAGTTATACCGCTGTTATACAGCTGTGGAACTGATCTTGATGAACTTTGGTTTATGACCTTTGCAACCGCCCTAGCAGCACCCTCGGAATCTACGGCTTGAACTGTAATGTTATTGACTGTTGTGCCAGCCCTTGCTGCTCCGGAAGCCAATTGTGCAGCTGTGGCTGTTTGGGTAGCGGTTGCTGTGGTTGCAGCAGTTGCAGCACTTGATACTCCACCGCCTCCAACTGAACCGATATTTGGTAATAATGGAATGGCGTTATATCTAGCAATTAACGCATTGATTGCAGCAATTGCAACATCTACTGCTGTTTGAATGCCTGATATAACTTTGCCAATAATATCGACAACCCCACCGGCAATAACTCCAACAGTTTTTAATGCAGCACCTAAAGTGCCAACCAAAATTGGGATAACAACATCAACAACAAACTTACCAAAAGCATCAAATGCTTCTTGATTATCTTTAATGGCTTGCTTGATTGGATCAAAGTATGCAGCAAATTCTTGCAATTTAGGAATGACCTGATTAATAATTAAATTCACAAACTGCTCAATAAATGGTAATAACCGATAACCAATTTCTTCTTTAGCTTCCTCAAATGCTTGCTTTAATCGATCAATTCTGCCTTGGAATGTTTCAGCGTTTGCAGCAGCTGCGCCACCATAAAGGTTAGTCAATACCTTGGTGGTTTGTGTGAAATCCATTGCTTTAGCATCAGCTTGAGTTATACCAATGCCAAGTCTCACTAATCTTGTATCTTGTCCTTCATAAGCCTTAGATAATGCTTCGACTACTGAACTTAAATCTTTTCCAGTTCCCTTGGAAATGTCAATTGCTAAATTCAGCAAATCTTGTGATTTTGTAACATCTTTGGTCGATACCGATAATCTCTGGAATGATGCTCTCAAATCATTGTCAGTAACGCCTGTGGCTAACTGGGTCTTTCGGATATAGTCCTCAGTTGCGGTTATTTGGGCATTTGTAGCCCCTGTGGCGGTCTTTAAAGCAGCAGCCAACCTTAACTGTGCCTGTTCATCCTCGATCGCTGATTTAACCCCATCAACGGCTAATTTGACCCCATAGGCAGCAGCAGCGGCAGCAGCTACGGCAAATGCAGCAGCAGCCTTTTTTCCAAACTCTGAAATCTTGCTGGCATTGGTTTCAACGGCTTTGTCGGCTTCGCCTAACTTCTTTTTTAAGTCATCAACATCAGCAAGGATTGATAACTTTAATGTACGACTACCAGTTGCCATTAGACCCATTCCTTAATAATTCGATCAAAACTTTGTTCCCATTTGTTAATCAATTCAGGCTGAATTCTGCGAAGGGTTGGATAGATAAACCAACCTCTTGAACCTCTGCCTTGCCGTCCTGAATATGTAGGGAACTGCTTGAACTTATTAGATCCAAACTCCATACCGCCCCATAAGGTCTGAGTTGTAGCCCCACCTGAAAACTTTTGGCGTGCGAAACCATAACTGAACTCACCGATTTTGCTTGATTTGGAGATGCTAACGCCATCCGCAATTCTTTGCGCTGCTTTGCCAGACTTTGTTCTTGTCTTAGCAGCTGCTTTAATTTCCTCAGATGCAAAATACGCCAGCGCAGCAGATTGAGTTCTTGCTTCCTCTGTTGCTTGGTCATCCATGAGTTTGAATGCTTTGTAAATATCACGCAGATCTTTTTTATTGTATGCGATTGTTTCATTTGCCATTCCTTCGCTCCAATATCTCGATCGCTGTTAAAATATCCTCTGCTTCAACCCATTCGCTCATTGGTATTTGAGTGTTTATTGCTAACTCAACCAATAATCGATTTAGGCTTCCTTCTGGATAACTTTTGGGTCTGCATCACCGACTATTACATCAGCGACAGTTTCCATCCATATATCCATTGCTTTGACGGGTTTAGATCCACCAAGTTCCCGCTTATGTGCATGATAAGCCAAAAACATAAGATCCCAAATACCCAACTTCTCAGATATTTGACCAATGATGTTTCCCGTCTGCTTCTCCCATTTCGCAAACTCAGGCGGTTGGGCAATATAAGTTGCTTGCTCGCCTGAGTTATATTCAATTGTAATTGGTAACTTCATTTGTTTGCTCCCGTTTTATTTTTTAACTAAAGGTTTCGGTTACTGCGCCTTTAGATACTGTGAATGTAAATGATACTGTTTGAGCATCAGTTCCTGAACCACCAGCGGTTGGGAATTCAGGCTTTACTGGAAATACAAATTGTGCTCCTGATGCAGCTGTAAGTGTCATGCTGATATCTGTATCTGGTGCGCTTTCAGCAGCTGCCCATAGAGCCTCGCAAACTGAGTTTGCCTTGCCCCAGTCAGCCAACATGTCCAATTGGAATGTTCCTGAAATGTTTGTGGTTTTGTAAGCCTCTCCATCCATGGTCTGATAAACCTGACGCTCATTGACCTTGGTTAGAACTGCGTTAGTCGCTTGTGCTTGAATATCTGTTCCACCTGTGAAAGATAAACCAACATCACGACCGGTAATTACGACTGTTGCCATGATTTCTCCTTATGCTGTTTGTGTGTAGTAGGTAGATACTCGAACATCTGCGATAAGCAGCGTTGATGCACCAACTTGGGTAACTGTCGGTCTTTCAACCGAGCTGACGATATATCCTGATGGGATAACTGCCAGAACACTCATGATTAATTGCTCGATATTGTCGAGCGATGCTGGATTGC